GATACTAATGCTGTTAGTTGTATAGATGACATTGTAAGAGAAGCATTAGAAGAATTATCTGCTGCATGAGTAATCTCTTATTACTAGAAAAAACTGCATTTAATAGTTTTAAACCTCCTGAGAAGCTAAGTCTTAGTGATTGGGCAGATCAATATGCCTATTTATCTACAGAAAGTTCAGCCGAGGGTGGTAGGTGGAGGACATTGCCATATCAAAAAGGAATTATGGATGCAATAACTGATCCCGATATAGAACAGGTAACAGTTATGAAATCAGCTAGGGTTGGATATACAAAAATTTTGAATCATATTATTGCTTATCACATACACCAAGACTCTTGCCCCATAATGGTCGTACAACCCACTATTGAGGACGCTACTGGTTATTCAAAAGAAGAAGTCGCCCCAATGTTAAGAGACACACCTTGTTTACAAGGGTTAGTAAGTGATCCAAAAGCAAAAGATGGATCTAATACATTGCTACAGAAAAACTTTCCTGGTGGAACATTATCTTTAGTTGGTGCTAACTCACCTAGAGGATTTAGAAGAGTTAGTCGTAGAGTTGTGTTGTTTGATGAGGTTGATGGTTATCCACTTGGCGGTGCGGGTACTGAGGGAGATCAAATTAAACTTGGTATTAGAAGAACAGAGTATTACTGGAATAGAAAAATAGTTTCTGGTTCTACACCAACCATTAAAGATTTTTCTCGTATAGAGAGAATGTTTTTACAAACGAATCAAATGAGATATTTCTGTCCATGTCCTTCTTGCGGTCATTATCAATATTTTAGATGGTCGCAGTTTTGTTGGGAAAATGATGATCCTGATACTGTTAAATACAAATGTGAATCATGTAGTCATTTAATACCAGATACGAAGAAAAGATATATGGTAGAACGTGGAGAATGGCGAGCAACTGCACTAGGTAAATCAAAACATATTGGATTTCATATATGGGCTGCGTATTCATATTCACCTAATGCAAGTTGGCCTAATTTAGTAGAAGAATTTTTAGAAAGTAAAGATGACCCCGAACAACTCAAAACGTGGATCAATACAATCTTAGGAGAGACATGGGAAGATTCATATCAAGCAAAAGTGGGTGCTGATGCTTTGATGATACGAGCATCAGAAGCTAAATACAAAAGAGCAAAACCACCAAGAGAAGTTTTATTTTTAACTGCGGGGATTGATACACAAGATGACAGACTTAGTATGTCTATTTTTGGTTTTGGTCGTAATGAGGAAATGTTTTTAATTGATAGACAAGTTATATATGGTTCTCCTTCTAGGGCAGATGTTTGGAAACAATTAGACGAAATATTACTAGGTAAATTTATAAATGAAGATGAAAAAGAGATAAAGATAGAAAGTGCTGCAATTGATACAGGAGGTCACTTTACTCATGAGGTTTATCAATACGTTAGAGAAAGATCACATATTGGTTTAATAGGTATCAAAGGTGTTGGACAGAAAGGTAAACCCGCATTGGGCAAGCCTAGTAAAGTAGATATTAACTTTACTGGTAAAGCCTTAAAAAAAGGAGTGCAATTATTTCCTGTTGGAGTAGATGTAATCAAAACAACTCTAAGTAATAAATTAAAAGATGCTGAAATCGGAGAAGGCTATATACATTTTTATCCAACAATCACACCAGATTATTTTGAAGAGCTTACAGCCGAGCGACAAGTACTTAAATATAAGAATGGTTATCAAGAACGTGTTTGGGTTAAGAAAAGCTCTGCTAGAAATGAAGCTTTAGATGAAATGGTGTATTCATGGGCTGCATATCAGCGATTATTACAAAAATATGACCGTAGAACTATATTTGACCAGTTTGAAAGAAAAATTTATCCTTCTGAACCTCTAAAGGAGGCTAAGATAGACTTAAATCGTCCTAAATCGGCTAAAAAGTCGAATTTTGTCTCTAATTGGTGATTAATTGTGCCTATTCCTTCAAAAATAAGACAAGGTGATTTTGTTCAATGGGATATTCCCTCGTATCAAGATCACTTTGGTAATAGTATTTCAAGTCCAGATTGGTCTGTTACTTATTACTTAAGAACAAATCATTCAACAGGAGCTATTGTAAATAGCACTGCTTTTAGTGATGGATTTAAATTTGAAATAGCAAGTAATGTGACTCAGGCTTTTACAGATGGTAATTGGTATTATCAAGCTGTTGCAGACAAATCTGGTTCAGAGAAGCAAACAATTATTAGTGGAACTTTTCAAGTTTTAAAATCCTTAGTTTTTTCTGGAACAGCACTAAATTATGATGGTCGATCTCAAGTTGAGAAAGACTTAGAAACTATTGAGACTGCTATAAGAAATATCATTAGTGGTGGTGCAATACAGGAATATAAGATTGGAACACGAAACGCTAAAAAATATGAGTTATCTGAATTACTTATTCTAAAAAGTCAGTTAAAAGTTGAGCTTGTTAGAGAAAAACAAGCAGAGACGATAGCTAATGGTCTTGGCAATCCAAGAGCAACTTTTGTACGCTTTGATGGAGCTTACTAATGGGTATAAGATCTAATATTACAAATGCTGTTAAAAGAGTTTTAGGTTTTGGACAAAAAGCTAATCCACTTAAAAATATAAGAGCATATCAAGGTGCTTTAGTTTCAAGATTGACATCAGATTGGATGGCAAGCCAACTAAGTGCTGATGCTGAAATTAGAAATAGTCTTAGAAAATTAAGAGATAGATCTAGGGAGTTAGTAAGAAATAATCCATATGCAAGACAAGCTAAAAGAACTACTCAAATCAATATTGTTGGAACTGGTATGAAGTTTCAATCTAGGGTTTTACAAATTAGAGGTAATAGAAGAGATCAAAGAATAAATAATCTTATAGAACAAAAGTGGGCTGAATGGTCAGGTGCTAATAGTTGTGATTGTGCGGGAAGGTATAGTTTTCATGAATTTGAATGGTTAGCAGCGGGTGCTTTATGTGAATCAGGTGAAGCTATTTTCAGAATAGTAAGACAACAGTTTGGAAACTCAAAGGTGCCACTTGCTTTGCAACTTATAGAGTCAGATATGTTAGATGAGGAATATACAGGTAAAACTTTAAAGAAAGATAATGAATGGCGAAATGGAGTGGAGATTGACAGCTGGGGTAGGCCAGTACGTTATGCCATTCTTACTAAACACCCAGGCGATGCTTTCTATTTAGATTATTCTAATAATCAAAAGTTACATATATTTATTTCTGCTGATGACATAATTCATTTATATCTTCCAGAAAGGCCAGGCCAGAATCGTGGTGTGCCTTGGTTTCATAGCGTTATGGCAGATATGCACCAGTTAGAAGGTTATGAAGAGGCAGCCGTTATTCGAGCTAGGGCGGGTGCCAGTATTATGGGATTTATACAAAACGATCAAGGTGAGTTAATAGGTGATGAAGTACAAAATAATCAAAGAATACAATCATTCTCGCCTGGTGAGTTTCGTTATCTAGCACCAAATGAAAGTATTAATATTCCAGATATAGATTATCCATCTCAGCAGTATGAGATGTTTGTAAAAAATAAAATTAGACGTTTTGCTACAGGTATCGGTTGTAGTTTTGAAACTATAAGTAAAGACTTTAGTGAAACTAATTATTCAAGTTCAAGATTAAGTCTTTTAGAAGACAGAGAACATTGGAAGTTTTGTCAGAAGTATTTAATTAATAACTTACATCTAAGGGTATTTAAAGAATGGATGAAACTTGCTGTTCTTGTAGGAGAGTTAGATTTCGATGACTTTGCAGTAAGACCAGAAAGATATGTAAAACCAAGGTGGACTCCACCAGCTCAACATTACGTTGATCCTTTAAAGGAGGTAAGAGCTTTTAGAGAAGCAGAACAAGCGGGTTATATGAGTAAGGCACAAGTTATAGCTGCTACGAATGGGGGTGATTATGACGATATTATTTCAGAAATATCAAGAGAACAAGAAGTCGCTAAAGAGTTAGGAGTTACTTTAGATAAAGACCTTGATCTTGAAGTTGAAGTTGGTCAATTAGAACTTGACTTACCTACAGTACAACCAACAAGAGCAAAGAAAACACGCAAAAAAACTAAGTAATCATGGCAAATGTAAGCGGAACTGAG